CGGGCCTGCTGTGCGGCCACCATAGCGGTGTCGGCCAACCCCGCCGCGTTGATCGCCGCCTGGAAATCCACGGCCAGATCGTCGCGCGCCTGCTGGACGATGGTATCGGCATGGGCAGCGGCGTTCTGCGCCGCTGACAGGGCGTTCTGTGCCGCCGCCGACGCCTGTTGTGCCTCAAGTTCCGCCGCGTCGATCTGCGCTTGCAGCGCCGCCACGTCGATATTTGCGCCCTCATAGCTTTCCGCGATCTCGCGCGCGACCTTTTCCGCGATCTTTTCGACGTGCTTGGCGGTCTGCTCCGTCATTCCGGCCCCGGCGCTGCCGAGATCCTTGAAGCGCACGGCGCGGTTGCCTTTCGTCCCGCGCTCGCCCAGCAGTTCTTCCAGCTTGGCCTGAAAAGCCCGGTTCACGGTGACGTTCATGCTGGCAACTCCGCAAATGTCTGCGCCAGCGCCGCCCGGATCACCTTGGCGGTGCCGGCCAACTCGATCTGCCATGTTGCGCCGGTCCCGGCAGGCAGGCGGAACGGCTTGTCCTTCTCGGTGGCGGTCTTGAACAGAGTGCCGTTGCGATAGACCTTGATCGACAGCAGGCCCGCGCCGTCCTCGGTCTGCACCAGCCCCACGCCAAAGGTCTTTTCGTCGGTGAAGCGGAACGGCTTGGACCGCCATACATAGGTCATGTCCGCGCCGCCGACCGGATCAAACTCGCTGATGGTCTTGCCGTCCGAGCCCAGCATGAACATGCTGCCACTCGCGATCTGCGTATAAAGCGCGCGCGCGGTCAGCGTTGTCGGCACGACAAAGGGCGCATCGCCCGCGGTGTCGATCAACTCGATGCGGTGATCGGCCTCGCCCTGCGGCAGATAGCCCATCGCATAGCGCGTCCCGATCCGGCCCGACCGGATATTCATGGGCTGCTTTGCCGCCCATTGCGCCCGCGACCAGAAGTCCTTGCTGATAAGCTGCGCCTGCGCGCCCGCGCCGATCTGCACCAGACCATCGGTCGAGGCGTAGATTGCCGAATAGCCCATGTCCACGATGCTGCGCTTGGACAGGCAGGGGAAAGGCTGCTCGGACTTCTCCATCACCATCTGATCGGGATGAAGCCCCTGCACCACATAGGGCGTCCCGGTGGTCAGCACCGCCAGAGACGTGCCGAACGCGGCCAGACCGACGATCCAGTCATTCGTGGTCAGCATGTATTTCAGCGGCCATGCGTGAGGCTGGTAGGGCTCGCAGAACCACAATTCCTTGCCCTGGAACGCGACCATCATCCCGTTGGGCATGGCGGTCAGCCCGCGCAGCCCAGCCGGGGCCGGCGCGAAATCCATGTTGGTGGCGGGTTCGCCGTCCGGGGTGCTGGCCGGATTGTGGATATAGGTCACGTCCGAGGCCGGAATATCCGCGAGGAAGAACAGCGCGGCGGTGCCGGAAAACCCGGTCACGGCGCGGAACAGGCGCTTGTGGGTAATCAGCCGGTTCGCGGGCGGGGTGCCGGGCAGGTTCGACAGGGTGATGGTCGTGCCGGGCGACCACGCGATGGACTGCGAGAGGGGCGACATGCCTGACACTTCGCCCAGCGACGTGACCCATGCCCAGGCATAGGCGAAGTCCTCGGCCTTGTCGGGCTGGAACGTGCCGCTGCGCGCCACCGCGGCCTGCACCGTGGGCGTTGGCAGGGCAAGATTGTGCAGAACGCCGCTGACCCGCACCTTGGGCGCATGCCCTTCCTGCGTGATGTAGAGGCGGTCGGTGGCGACGGGGCCGGGAACGCAATCGGCATCGCCGGAAAAGCCCAGCCACTCGGCGCCGTGCAGGTAAATCTGCATCGCGGTCGTGGCCAGCGTGTGCCGAGTGACGGGCGCGCGCAGCGGCGACAACTCGCCGTTTTCAAGCCGGGCGTTGGTGCAGGTGACGGCGTGGGTTTCCGGCAGGAAGTAGGGCTGTGCCTTCGGCGTGATCCCGGCGAAGCCCTGCAAGGTGATCGCGGCCATTGGTCAGAACCCTTGGAATGAAGAACGGCGGCGCGCGCGCTGCTGGCCCCTGATCTGCTGGCGGAAATTGCTGGTGCAGGCTTCCTCGAACAGCCTTGCGTGGTAGGCCGCGCGTTGCAGGTCGGTCCACGGCTCGCCCGGAATGGCGAGGATGCGGCCCAGCGCGCCGTCCGCGATGCGGTGTCCGTGCTGCGTCAGCAGCCAGTCAGGCACCACGTCATAGCGGTTGAACAGCGGGTCGGTCGGGTCCGTGCCAAATTCGTCCAGCAGCGTCGGCTTGAGGAACAGCGACAGCTTTACATCGACCGGCCCCATAGTCGGGAATACCGTGATCGCGTTCGGGTTGACCTGGGTGATGTAGGCGGGGGCGCCTGCGGGCAGGTCGTGGATCCGGGTGTGCTGGGTCGGCAGCAGGGGCGCGCCGTTCGCGTCCGCTTGCTCGATCTCGAAAATCGCGGCTTCGGGCGGGGCGACAAGCGCCGCCTCGCCCGCTTCGGTGACGGTGACGGTGGTGATCTCGCGCCAGCACCGCGAGCGTTCGCAAAACTCGATTGCGGCCAGCCGGGCCTGTTGCGCCGCCGTCACGCCGGGACAGCCCGGCGCTTTCGGCAGGATCAGCGGGAACAGGGTTTGCAGCCGCTCGAACGCCACGGCTTAGCCCTGCGTCTGCGCGATGATGGACCCGGCCAGCGATAGCGCGGCCTCGCCCTGGATCAGTGCCTGAATGGCGGCGCTTGCCTTCTCGAAGTGAACGCCGGCGCGCTGGGCCGCGTCCGGGGCGGCACTGTCCTTGGAGAAGGCGCGGAACAGGACCAGATCGAGCAGAGCCGTCTGGTAAATGTCGGGCAGGTCCACTTCCGCCACATACTTGTCGATCAGCAGCTTGTCGGCGGGCGCGGTCGGCGCGGCAACGGGTTCGGGGGAAGCGCCGAACACGGCTTCGATCTTGCCCGTCCCGTCATTGCCCGGCACGACCCAGAAGCTGCGTGGCGCCGCCAGATCCTGATAGACCATGTTGACGGTCTTGGCGTTGGGCAGGACCGCCGGATCCTGCCAACCCGGCATCTGCCGGTCGAGGATTTCGCGCCGGGCCAGAACCGTGATTGCCGTCCCGCCCGATCCCGCGCCCGCGCCGACATTGCGTAGGACGCGCGACAGGCAGGTGTATTCGGGCGGCACGGTCTGCACCGTGCCTTCGGCCAGATCCATCGTGGCCACAACGGTTTTCGCGTTGGGCTTCATGGTGGCGACTTCCACGAGGGCTTGGTTCAGCCAGTCGTGCAGTTCCATCGCGGTCCAGCGTTCCGCGCCGGCGTCCTGAAGGATCGTGGAGGCCCGTTTCATCACTTGTTCGGCTTTGAAGGCCATTGGTCTAATCCTTCTAGGATCGTTGCAGGGGCGAGGCGGATCACTCCGCCCCGATCAGTTCTTTCAGCTTGGCCTTGACGGTTTCGGGCTTGGCGTTGCCGGGCTTGCGCCCTTCCAGCCGCTCGAAAGCCTCGGCGGCTTCCTTGGCCGACATGGCGTCGATCTGTTCGATGGTCAGCGCGGCCTCGGTGGCGGGGGCCGGCTCTTGGTCAGCGGGGGCGTCGTCCTGCCCTTCCAGCGCGCTCATGTTGTCGCCGGTGTCGGGGTCGATGCTGGGCGTCTGGCCTTCGGCGGCGGCGGGCTTCGGCGGCGCGGCCACGGTCTTGTCGCCATAGATGCGCCAGCCTTCCGGGTGCCGCAGCAGGCGCGACACATGGGCCGGATCGTCCATTTCAACGACATGGGCGCCGTCATATTCGGGATTGGCGATGAAGCGGTATTCGCGTCCGTCGAGGATCACGGTCGAGCCCTTGGCGCGGCGGATGATGCTTTCGACGGGGGTGAGGGAGGGGGCTTTCGACATGGGAACCTCTGTTGCGGGGTCGGCCCGGTATCGTGCCTCGCCCCTTCACTTGGGGTGCTGTGATGGTCGGCCCCGCGCCGGGAGGATGAACGCGGGGCCGTCTCTTTACGCCTTGTAGGTGACGACGAGGCGGATCTTGGCCGGGGTGCTGGCCGAGTAGGCGATGGTGGCCGAGGGTTTCACACCAATGGCGCGGTCCTTGTCGGTCTGGCCCAGGGCCAGCAGCGTCGCCGTAGCGGCCTTGCCGCCCGGATCGGCTGCGGTCAGAAGGTTCTTGCCGCTGACGAGGGCGCGGGTGTCGTCCTTGGCGCCGAAGTCGCCCGACAGCAGCCCCACATCGAATTTCGTGGTGGCGGTGTTGTCGGCCAGCAGTTCCGCCGAGACGATTTCGTTATGCGCGGGGATCGCGCCGATTTCGACCAGATCAGCGGCGTTAATAGCCTTGTCGGCCACAAACTCGAACACGGCATGGACGAGGACCGCAGCGGCACCGGCGGTCGGAACCGGCGTCCGCATCTTGGCGGTATTGGATTGGTGCAGCATGGGTTCGCTCCTGAAACTGCGGGGTTGTGGGGGAGAGGGCGTTGCCGCCCCCTCAAGCAATCATCAGGCGCTTAGGCCGGGTTGCGGGCGGCGGTATCCACCGAGATCAGGCCGAAGTCGTAGCCGTTGAAGCGGGACTTCTTCTCACCGAAGATGTAGCCGCCGGCGACGCTGGGTTCGTTCTCATAGTCCTTGAGCAGTTCCTTCCAGATGAACCGCTGCGACTGCGTGGTGCCGTAGGCAATGGCAGCAGCCTGACGCCCGCAGAACAGCGCGCGCGCTGCCGGGACGTTGCCGCCCGCGCCATAGTCGCTGAACCGGATCACGTTCTCATGCGAGTGCAGGATGACGTTGTTCAGCATCCCCAGCCCGCCCTTGAAGATGGGGGACTTGAAGCCTTCGGCCCCGGCTGCGGCCTTTTGCAGATCCAGCCAGCCGCCCGCACCGATTTCCGAACGCAGGTCCGCTTCCTGGTAGGGCGACATGATCATCACGAAGTGTTCGCCGCCTTCCACGTTCAGCGGGACCATGTTGGTGGCGTCCGGGTTCTCGGCTTTGAGCATCCGCGCATAGGTCGAGACACGCTCGATCAGGGCGCGCGACATGGTGTCGGTGGCGTCCACGGTGGCTTTCGACGTGGCGTCCCCGCCATAGACCAGATGCAGGGCATCGGGCGGCAGCAGGGGGTTGTTGGCAAAGCCCGAATAGCCGGTGCCGAGGATGAATCCCTGGTTGTGACCACGCGCGCCCGAGAGGGTGATGAAGTGGTGTTCGTCCATGAACTTCGCCCAATACCGGCGCAGGGCGTCGGCGGCGGTCTTGCGCAGGTCGTGTTCGGTGCGCTTGCGGCTCATGCGGCCACCGGCAGAAACCGACTTGCGAAGCTGGTCGATGGACACGGTATCGGTGGCGAAGCGCAGTTGCTCCTCGCGGCCCTCTACGCGGTCGTCACCGAAAGTCGGCTCGCCGCGCAGGTCCGCGGCCAGATCGAACGAAATGGTATCGCCGGCATCGGCTTCCAGTTCGGTCTTTTCTTCGATGATGTTGTTGGACCCGCGGCCAATGAACCGCTTTTGGAAATAGCCATCCGTCTGAATGTCCATTGCCAGCTTGGGCGACCACCGCTTGACGGCCTTCGGATCGCCCCAAGGGATTTGGGTAGTCGCCATGACGACTTTCTCCTTGTGGGAAAGCACGTCATGCGCTGGGATGCGTGAACGATACCCTATCTAGCCCCTTCACGCAATAAGTGGGGTGCGGGGTCGGGCTAGGCCCGGCTGGGGTGCCGAATACAGGTGGTGTCAGGCGCGCGGGCTTGAGTAGCCGCGACGCGATCAACGGCGTCGTTCAAATGGGCGGAGGCATCCCCCGCATTGACCATCGCATCTGCGGCGCGCCCGACAACAAGCTGGTCAATTCCGAAACGATGGCCGGTGAAGCCCTTGGTCCGCGCCGCTTCTGCTTCGAGCAGGGCCAGCGCCAGCTTTGCGGCAAGGGTGCGGTCGTGGCCGAGGGTGGCTTGCAGGTCGCGCAGCGCGGCGCGGGCAAGGTCGAGGTCAGTCATGGTGGTCTCCTTCACTTGGCTCCGTGGAACGTCACCGGAATATCGCGCGGGGCGCGGATCGCCAAGCGCGGGCGACGGCCCGGTGCCTTGGTCAGCACCAGCGTCACATCACCGACCTGAACCCGCTCGCCGTCTTTCAGGAAGCGGGTCAGCCAGCCTCCGGTTTCGCCCGGCTGATCGCCGGGCGTCGGGTTTTTGCGTGAATCAGCCATACTGCAACACCTGATCGCGGAGATGTTCGGGCAGCGACCGCATGATGCGCTCGGCTTCTTCCGGCCCGGCCCGATCCAGCCGCGCCGCGATGGTGGCGACGTTGCTTTCGTTCGGGTCGATGGTCTCGGACGGCACGTCGCCCAGGGTGCGCGGCGGCTCTGTGGCGAGGCGGTCGGGCTTGCGCTCCTGCGCCTTGGGCTTCGGCGCTGGGGTGGCGGCTTTCTCGGCCCCCTGTCCCGCACCGAATTGCAGGCTCGCGCCGTCAGGCGTGGCTTGCAGGCGCTTGGCAGCGATTTCCAACTGCTGCTGGTGGGTCAGGTCGGGATATTGCGACGTGGCTGCGTA